CTATCTCAAAATTCTATTGACTTCGTTCTGAACTGCCTTTGCATCATATCCCGCTGCTGCGAGGCGGTTTGTTCTGTCGCTACCATTTCCCCACTTTCCGTTGATGACCTCTTTCGCTACTTCATTGATGCTTTTGCTCGGTGCTGATGTTCCGGACGCTTTTGAACCTGTTGTCAGATTTGTCGCAACGTGAGCGTTGTCGTTGAGGAGAATGTCTCCCGCAAATAAATATGCATCCGATGTCAGATATTTGCTTTCTGTCAGCACCTCGAATCCTGCTGCCTTGAGTGCTGCCCGCAGGTTTCCAGTATAACAAGCCGTACTCACCTTTTTCAGTGCGTCAATTCCCAGTCTGTAACCTGCTCCCTTTACGATTGCAGCGACACCGGATGAACAGTCTGCCTCACATGCGACTGTAATCCGTGCAGGGTCGTAGTTGGAATCTGCAAGGTTCGTCCAAAATGTACCTCTCTGTGACTGGTCATATCCTATGAGGTTGTTGTTTGCTGCTGCCTTTGCCATGCTTGCAATCATCGCTCTCACATCCGCATTCGGATGACGGAGAACACATTTCCACGGTCTGTTATACCAATTTATTACCCGCCATTCTGTACCTGTCTGGTCTCCTGCTTTTCCTCCGGAATATCTTCCGTTTTCATCATGTCCGCAATTTGAAATCATTTGTTTTCCTCCTTGTCAAAATCGTCTGCTTTGAATCCGCACAATTCCGGATTCTTTTCTTGTATCTTGTCATATATCATCAATCCCGCCACGATTAGAGGTGTACACCACCACATCACCGCAGCAGGAATTGAAATGATGAATCCGGTCAACCTTGTTATGTGTTTCCCGAATTTTGCCTCGTCCGTGTCAGAATAGCAATCCCCGTATTCTCTCATTTCTTCCCGAATTTCTCTGTCTAAATCAAAAGAAATTTTCCAAAAATACAGATTTACCGCCACCCATACGATGACAGCGACGATTGCATATATCAGCACGATTGTGTGTGCGTTTCCGGTTGCGAAATCACATATCCTTTTCAACCGTTTCACCTGCCTCACCGCTCACAAGCGTCTGCATCGCTTTGTTGCTCTCAAGCATCTTTTTCATTCTCTCAAGTGCCTCGTCGACCATCATCGAAAAAGCCTCGAACGAAATCACTCTCGCAAGCCATGTGAACCGTGCGACGAACATATCATATACATATCGCAGTTTGATTTGACCTGTACCGCCTCCCAGTTCCTTTTCTGCCTTTGTGACTGCATAGAGCAGCCATTCTCTCACTTTGTTCAACTGTTTGTCTGACGGCATTTTCACGAAAACATATACTGCATATCCTCCCGCTGCACATACTGCAATCAGACCCACAATCACAAACCAATTCTCGACGATGTATTTCATCCTTGTACCTCCTCGTCATTCTGCTCCGGCTCGTCATTGTGTTGTATTTCTCCGTTTGACTTTGTTCCCTTGACCGTTTTCACGGACTTAATGAGTGCCATCGCCCCGCCCTCGACTGATAGAAAACGGAATACATTCTCAATCAGTGTCGACGGTTCTGAACCCATCCGCAAAAACACAAATATCATCACGACTGTAAAGATAAATGCTGCAAGAATCAAAGTGAATACAACACGTTTCATGAACAGACCGGACACCTTTTTGTCATGTCTCTCTTTTCGCTCCCTTATCCGGTACATTCTTTTCAGATGCCGGATTCTGATGCGTCGTTCCTGTTCTGTCATTCTCATGTATTGCCTCTTTTCTGTGAGGTTGATTCTTGCCTGTTTCCTGCCCTCCTGTTATCGGTCGGAATGCTGTTCTCCGTCCAGTCTCTTGTGATAACTCTTGAGTGACTGTTCCACAATGACAACACGCTCTCTCAACTGTTTCATCTCCTCACGGTTGTCTCTTGATTCCCGTTTGATGTCCTTGATGTCGTCTGCGATGTTCTCAAGTTTCACAACCACCATTGTGTCATTTTCTGCTCGTCTCTCCGTTTCTTCCTGTGTGTCTTTTTTGTCGTTCCTCTGCTTTGAGCAGATTCCGAAAAAGATTGCGAATGCAACCGACACTCCGGAGATTAGCAAGGAAACCTCAATCGTCAACGGCGTTCTCCTTTCCGAACTCTGTCGCCTCGATGTCGTCGGTGTCGCAGTATTTCCGCATGTGATATTCGAGAACATCTATCTCCCTGTCTGTCTCCTCTACCTCTTGCCGGAGTTCCGCTCTGACCGCCTCCTCGATTTTCGACTGTTCAATGATTGTTTGCTGTTTTTTCACGATTGCCGATAGATTTTCCGTCACATCGCACAATCGTGATATTATTTCAAGCGGACTCATTCTGTATCACCGCCGGAGAATTTTTCTCCTGTGATATATTCATATTCATCCGCTGAAATACTGCCCTTTGCGACACGCTCGGAAATCTGTTCCTTTGTGAGAGTGCCTTTTTTGTACATTCTTTTGAGACTTTCAACAAGCATTTTCATACTAAATCAACCCCTCCTCAATCAACTGCTGTGTGTATTCGTCAATGACCGCATCTTTCTGAAACTGTGTCACTGATTCGACGATTCCGGATGTGTTCTCCTCAACGACTGACTTCATGAGTGCCATGTTCTCATATTCCTTGACTGTCATTTCTTTCTCGTCGTACTGCCATTCGGTCACTGTCTGCATCTTTCCGTCGCTGCCCTCAACCTCTCTTGTCACCTGTTCGATGTTCTTACGCAGGTAAACCGTTGACGGCGACGATGTCCTGTCGACCTCCTCCGGCTTGTCCGGCTGTGTTCCTGTCACCTTTTTCCAGTCTGTCATGTTCATTCTCCTTTCTGCTATGCTTTGAAACTATCCTCTTGAGTTTCTTGACGTTGATTTTTGGTTTGATGTAATCAATGTAATAGTTGTATGTGTCCGTGTGTTTGAACAATCCCATATATGACAACATCACCGATGCGTTATACCATGAGATTTTATCCTGCTTTGAGATATGGTTTGCCTTACGTCTCGCAGCCTCAATGTTTGATTTCCGGATGGTTGTCCGGTCATGGTGAAATTGAAATCCCATAAAATCAAGCATACGACCCTTTGTGACCTGCTTTCCGTCTTTATCGAGTACCGGATTCCCGCCTTTATCAAATACCGGATATTCAAATCTAAACACCTGCCAATCGCCTTTTATTTCAAGGTCGAGATTGTCATTCAGATATGTTTCGATTGCTGCATGTATTTTGTGCAGTTTCTTTTTGCTCTTTCCCAGTATCACCATGTCGTCCATATATCGCATGTAATGCTCTGCATGGAGTTCCTCCTTGATGTAATGGTCGAGTGCTTTCAAGTAAAAATTGCCGAACCATTGTGATGTGAAATATCCCAACGGAACGCCTTTTCGCATCTCCTCAATAATTTCTTTCAGTTCATCAAACATCGCTCCTGTGATGCCGATTTCCTGCAATATCTCCAACGCTCCGGAGATGTCGTCAAATGCTATGCATCCGACAAGCGTTTTCGTCTGCTCTGCATCTATCTCAACACCTGCATCCGTCAAAATCTTTGCAACGAGTGCTATTTTGTCATGTTCAATCAGTATGCAGAGTAATCTATAAAACCGTTTATCTCGAATTACCTCTTTGAGTTTCCTTTTGAGGATTCTCCGGTTTATGGATTCAAAGAAATGGTGAACATCCATCTTGAGAACAAAGAATTTCTTTCCGTCGTAGGAATCAAGCCATTTTCTCATGTACTTCTTTCCGTAATGAACACCCCTGTCCGGAATGCTCCCGCATGAAAATTCATACAATCCATTCATCACAATCGGTTTGAACTGACCTATTGCACAATGATGAATAACCTGCTCATATTTGTAATGCGGTTTCAATATACGGCGTGTTTTCTTGCTGCTGCTCTCGTTGATGATGCTCGGTTTGTGATAGTCCGGAATGAACAACTCCTCTGTCAACATCTTTTTCAAGAGTTCTGTGTGTTCATCGAGGTTCTCTAATACCTCCCGCACATCATTCCTGTTCTTTTTCTTTTTGGATGCATTTATAAAACACTGTTTTATGTAGTCGTCTTGTAACATTGGTTCATATAGGTTGTTGTAACTTCTCATATAGTATTTTCTTATCTCCTATCGGTTTTTGTGCGGATGCTTACTCAACCGACCCTATATCCGGAATGATTTTCGCCTTGTGGCGTGGGATATAGGCTGCATTTGATTAAACGCTCCGATATGAGAAGAAATTGGACGCACCGATGTTCCAGTTCGCATTGCCCGCAGAATTGTTCAAATTCAAGTAATCCGCACCGCAGTTCTCGCCATTGTTACAGTTACCGCCGACAAGGGCGACCGCAGGGAGCAGGAACACCGCCCGACACCGCACCCTATATCCCTATATTCATTTTTCTAAAAACGACCGCACCGCCTAACGGCGGGAATAGCGGAGGCGTTCCCCCTCCGTTCCTCCCCCTGCTGCTTACGCAGCGATAGGCTGTTCTAAGAAAACGGACGCACCGATGCTCCAGTACGCACTGCCCGCAGAACCGTTCAAAGACAAGCAACCCGCACCGCAGCTCCCGCCATCGCTACAGCCACCGCCGACAAGGGCGACCGCAGTAATTCCGGCATTCCACCAAAAATAGTCACATGTGTATGTGCTACTGCTGCCACCTATTGAATTGACAATGCGTCCGAATCTGCTTGACTTTGTTCCTTTCTGATAACCGTTGCCAGATGATGTGAATGTGATTCCGACCTTTTCAAAGTCCTTTCCTGTCAGATTGTACGGTGGTGTCATCTTTGCAAGGATTTCACCGCCTACCATCAACAGACCGTTGATTCTATCCCAACGGTTGCCCCACGGTTTTTCCATGTAGAACACTTTGACCTCATGTGTTGTGTCGTTATATCCGAAAAACTGTCCTTTGTCCTTGAGTGTTCCGGTTGCAAGATGCCCGTAATTCTGTGATGCGTCGTTCACATATCCGGATGTCTGACCCTGTCCGAATGCAGTCTGTGAATTGTCTGTCTTTGACATAATCTTGAGCATACAATTCAACAGGTTTCGTTTGCTCCATGAGCCGATATTCCATCCCGCACCGTTTGCCTTTGCTCTTGCAATCTCTGTTGATGCGTTTGTGTTATACATGAGTGCCTGTCCTGCAAGTGAGCGGATGCGTGTTCCATCATACGAACCGCCAAACATCGGGAAATAGAGTTTGTCCGCATGTGAACCGTCCTCTCTGACATATGCGTCATCGTTGTATGATTCATCGTACTGGACGTTTGAAATAATCATGTACTCATAGTTTCCGACTTCAAACTGTGAGAGCCAAATCTTGCCCTTGTCACCGCTGCCATCGAATACACTCATTGCATTTCCTCCGTACGCCGTGTTTGAGACATCGGATGCCGTTTTTCCGTCTGCTTTCTTTGTGTGGTCGTTCGGGTCGAGTTTATAATCTTCTGTACCGTCATATTTGACCATTGCCGGATAATTGTTCTTTACAAAAAAGACGTTTCCCCAGTCTCCAAAATCGAACCGTCCGGCAGAATAATTCATCGCAGCGGGTGTCATTCCCACCGCATCGAAAAGATATGTGCATCGTGTCGCCGGATTGCTGTCATTTTTGTTGATTTTCATTCCGTAACGCTTTACACCCTTTATTCTTACATCTTCCCCGACTGCTGCCAGTATAGCGTTTGTATTCGCATATGTGCGGTCGAGTGTGTCTTTGTCTGCTACTTTTACAATCAAGTCTCCACTTGCCATTTTTTACGCCTCCCTTATCGTCAAAATTCCATCCTCAACCGTGAGGACACATGATTTCTTTGTGACGGTGTCAACCATAGTGTTGAGACCGTTCACAATGCCTTGACACGCTTTTGCTGCTGCACTCGCTGTCGACGCTGCATTGTTTGCCGTTGCTGCTGCACCGTTTGCACTGTTCGTCGCCTCCGTCATGTTCTTACTGAAATTGTTCACGGTGTTCATATATCCCTGTGTCAATGTCAGTATTTCCTCATAACGGGCATTGTTGACGATAATCGGCAGGTCAAAAAATTTCTTTTTACCATCTCCCTGTCTGATTTGATAATGACCGGATGTGTCAATCTCAACTCCGATTTCTCTCTCTTTGAGAATCAGAGTGTCCTCAACTGCTTTCCAGTCTGCCGTTGTTCCGGTGCATGGTCTGATTGCTGCCATTGTTCAACCTCCTTTGCTCCGTGATTATGGAATATATCACACAATCACTCCTTTGTGTTCGTTTCGCCGTCTGTTTCCAGTATCATGGAATTATACTGCTAATTGTCGGGAGGTCGGCGTTCCTCCGTCAAAATCAACGCCCTCATTCGCATTTCTGACCTGTGGCGTTGCTCCGTCGATGAATACCGGTGTCACCGTTCGCAGATACGGCGTTTCTCCGTCACAATCAAGATACATGCTCGAATATAACGCCTCTGCACGGTTGAAATAGTCCTGCACACTCTCAAGGATTTTCTCTGCTGATGCAAGCAGTGAATTTTGAATCGTGTCATCAATATCCTTTTTGTCCTGCTCGACCTGTTTCTTTGCCTCTGCAACTGCTGTCTGCATCTGTGACACATCCTGTCGAATCTGTGTCGCCGTGTTCAATGTTGCCTCAAGCTGTTCTTGATTCTGCAATGCGTCCTCTGCCCGCTCTGTGACCTCTTTGCAGGCTGTTGTCGCCCTCTTGGATTCATCCGTTGCATCGTTCGTATTCTTGACCGCCTGTGAGGTGTTCTGCTGCCTCTGCTGCTCCTGTTGGATGCGGGTGTTCTCATTTTCCTGTCGTTTATTTTCTGCCGTCTCCCTTGCGGATTCCGCTTTCACTCTCGCATTCTCTGCGACCACTCTTGCGGATTCCGCTTTCTTGACTGCTGCATCCGTGTCATCAATATTCTTGATGTGTCCTGCAATCCGGTTCTCAAGGTCTGTGAACTCATTCGCTGACAAGATAGCATTTTCATTTCTCTGTGACGGTTCAATCTCCATTGTGAATGATGCGGATGTAATAACCTGTGAATCATCGCTTGTCCGGATTTCAATGTCGCAATACGCCGTTCCGGAGGCTGCAAGTGCTTGATTCGTCAATTCGACCGTCACATCCGAACCGGAATATGAACATGTGTTATATACATGTTTTCCGTCCGGTTTTGCAATGTTGATGACTGCTCTCGCACCCGTCGGGATTGTGTATGGTTCACCGTTGTTGAGTAACCTTGCGGCAATGAATCGTGTTGCCTTGTCTCCCTGCTTTGCAGATACTAAATATCTTTTAGTGTCTCCGGACATTTCAAGATTGATGTTCGTTGTCAGTTTCGTCAATGCTGCCATGCTCTCACCTCCTCTCGGTGTTTACTTCTTATTCCTCCGGATTCTCCGGTTCATCCTGCTCCGGATGTTCCTCGTCCGGTTCTGTTTTCAGAACTCTCTTTGCTGCTTTCTTTGCCTTTTCAAGTTCCTCGTTTTTTTCTGCCATCATTGTATTTGTTGAGTTTATGAGTTCAATCTTTGCCTCACTCCTTACCTCTGCCAGTACGGAGGACAAAACTCCGTCCATGATGCACGGAGGCAATGCATGTCTTTTCTGTATCGTCTCCATAGCGTTGAGGATTTCTCCCTTTGCACATTCAATTCTTACTGCAAGCGGTGTATTCATGATTATTCCTCCTTTGCTGCCTGTGTCGCTGTTTGTGCTGCAAGTAGCATGTCAAGTTTCTTGTCAATACTCTGCAAGAGTTCTGTGTTTGTCTCCTCTGTTGATTCCCTCGTCACAACCTCTGCTGTTTCGTTTGGTCTTGAGTTGTCGGCAGCATCTTCCGGAATTTTATACTCCGGTTCTGCTGCTCGTTTGACTTCCTCCGTCTGAATATTTTCGTCATTCATCTGCATTTCTTTTCCTCCTGTTTTATCCATTGCTCCATGTTCCGGACACTAATATTCCTCTTTTGAACTCAAGCGTCGCCGTTGACCACTTTGTCAGTTTCCCGTCGCTGCCTACTTCTAAAGGTTGTTTGAATGTTAGCGTTCCACTTATTGAGCCATCCTCAAAACTTACATTCCTTAATGTGAAGAAATGCATGTTGATGTCTGCCCCTGCATGTAGCATGTTCGCCTCGTAATTTCCACACTGCTGTGTGCAGTACGACCATTTCATTGTGTACACACTTGCATTTGCACTTTCTTTGTTTGACCATGACATATAGGCGGTGTTGCTCTCTATATCAAAGACAAGTCCTCTCTGACTGTCGTTGTCTTTCATAGTGTTCGTTCCGATTTTCCCGACATAATATCCGTCACGATAGAAATGAGTTCCGTTGTAGTCAAATCGTGTTCTTTTTTGGTTATCCGTAATCGTTCCGGTGTACATTGTGATTGCGGTCGAATCAAACTGCATGTACGAACTGCCTTTGTTGAATGCAATTCGGACATTGTATGCATTCTGTGTGATAAGTGTTCCGAAATCATCCTCGTTCACCTTTTTGTTGACCTCGGAGGTGATTTCCTCCGCAGTCACTTGAATTTTTGCATCCGCATACAACGAATACAGACCCAACACCTCAATATCTGTAATGTACACTGGTGCATTTTGAGTATATGCGTAAATGTAAACGTATTTCGTTCCCTCTGATACCGTGATTTCACGCTCAATCGTTGTGAACTCTTTACTCTTTAACGCTCCGGATGATGTTGTTGAATAACTTCCCAACGCTCCCACCTGCACCCTTGCCGTGCTTTCGTACCCTGCTGCTGTTGCTGCCTTATATCTCACACGATATGTTCCCGCAGGTATTTTCCCTAAATTCTGCCGTATATACGAACCGCTTGAGGATGTTTTCAGTATTTTCGCAACCGTTCCCAATCCGGACACATCCATCACGGCATTGTTCGTCTCATTGCTGTTGTACCAATTATCATCAAGTCCGTTTGAAAAATCTCCATTCACAACATAGTTGTGCATTGAGTTTTCCTCAACATGCTTTACCTCTTGAGAAATCTCCTCTTTCGTGGCTTTTATCAAGGAATCCATCTGCACGGATGTATAATAATTTTTCAGAGTGTAGGCAACACCTGCCTCGACTGCCTCTTTCGATGCCGTGATTTTGGTTTCAATCTCCTCCGTGGTCGAATAGTTCTCAAGGACTTTCTTGGTTGCCCTGTTGGAGATGGAGACCGCCTCCTCTGTGGCTGCTGCCGTCTCCTCTTTCTGAATCTCTGCGAATGTCTTTCTCGCATTGGAAATCTCAACCGTGTTCTTTTCCGGTGATTCCGGATATTCTGTGATTTTGACAATCCTCTGCTTTTCCCTCGTCCTCGTTTTCTTTGACACAAGCGTGACTGTATCTCCGATTCCGTATGAGAGAATGTCTTTGTATTCCTCTGATGCTTTCGCAAGGTCAACCACCTCTGCGGTGTATGCCTTGTATGGTCTTGACATTTCCTCAATCTTTGCTGTCGCATCCTCAATCAGACTTGTGGTATTGGTATATCTTTCGTCTTTCCAAACATACGCCTTGATTTTTGAACTATACTGAAAATTGTCGATGTAATCTTTTCCGGTCAGCCACTCCGGTGTGATGCCGTCCTTGCCTATCGGATAGATTCTTGTGTAAAAATCGTATGTGTCCGATTTCAATGATATTTTCCGGAGGTTCAACCCCTCCATGAAATAGCACCCTTTGTCGCTGCCTATCCGGTCATATATGTCGATTGTCTTTGTCAGTGAATGAATGATACACTCGCAGCGGTATGTTGTGAGGCACTTTTGCAGGACATCCCATGCCGTGACGCTCTCCTGCTCGTCAATAGTTCTTTTCTTTTTTACCGTGCATGTTCCGACATGCCATCCCGTACCCTCGAACGCAAACTCAAGACACGCTTTGATTGTTTGTTCATTCGATTCAAAGCCATACGGGAACGGCGTTCCCTCCAATTCCTCCACATTGAGGACGGCTGTGTATTTGTTGAACTGTTCACCCTTTTCGACTGCTTTGATAACAAATTCGTCCGTTTTGGTGCGTATATAGTATTCTTCTTTTAGCAAGTCAACCAACGCTCCCGCTGCCGGATAACTGAACGACAACTCTTTGTCTCCGGAATCCAGTGTCGTGGTGATTTCCCTGCTCTTGAACCCGGACAATGTTCCGATTCTTTTCTTTTTGTCATTAAAAATCTGCAATGTTCTCACCTCCTAAATCCACATAGGCGTGTATCTGATAGTCACTCTCGCCTTTGTGTTGGAGAATGTGAGTGCTGTTTCTCCGGTCTTTAATACCGGAAACGTCCACATATTCACCTTGTCGAATGCATTTGCCCCGTCGATTGTCACAAGTCCGGTCTTTGCGTCTATCACAACCGTCTTTCCTGCTGCTAAACTCTCAATGATGATGTCGTCGTCTCCCAGTCCTGCGATTGTGTAATTCGTCAATGTGCTTTTTGCATATACCTCTACAATGCACGGAGCGTCTCTTGTACCCACTTTATAGAACGATGCAGAGGTTTTCCCGTCGAATGTGATTGAGAGGTCGTCATCGACAAAAAAACCGTCAAATTCAAGGTTTACAACGTACCTCTGTTTCACATTCTTTTTTTCATAGTCATTTGATGTGATGAATCCGATATATGTTCCTTTGTAGCCGTCAAGTTCCATCTTGCAAGCCTTTGTGAAATTACTCATGAACTCCGATGCAGCACGGATGATGTTGTTCCTGTCCTTGCCTTTGAAATATATTGACAGTTTCAAATGACCCATCTGAACCTCTGTCTCAAATTCCGTCGGCAGTGCTGCACCTGTCAACCATTCGTATGAATTAGCAAAAGAGGGAGGCTGCACATCGGCGGTCAACTGCTTTGCATCATATTTTCTGATGTCTATTCCGTTTATTTTCATCGCCCTGTTTTACCTCCCTTTTCGTTTATTTGTTACCATTTCCGCATCTACCTTTGACACGGTTCTGCTTGCGATTTCGTCGCCGTCAATGTATGTGTGATTTGTCACATATACAACTTGCGATTTCTGAACTGCATCAAGTTTCTTGTCAAGTATGCTGTTTAATTTGTTGTAAAACTCTGCAAGTGGCAAGATTGCCTCGTCACCCGCCTCGCCTCCTACCATGAGGCTGTTGCCGTTGATTCCGAACACGGTCGGATTTGTCATAATACCACCGGATTTGTACCACTGAATCGAGAATGACGGGAGTGAACCTTTTCCTCCAATTCCGAACGGTGCAACGCCTCCGGACACGCTGATGTGTGGCAAGTTCAAATGTGGCAATGACCATTTGAAATTGAACGCCGATTTGATTCTTGACAATGCACCTGTCACCGCTCCGTGTGCGGATTCCATCTTTGAGGAGAATGCTGATTTGATGCTCTCCATCGCAGACGATGCGGTCGATTTTGCACTCGCTAATTTGCTTGAGAACGCCGATTTGATGCTGTCAAGTTTCCCGCCTGTCAGAGTGTTCGCCGTACTCATGAGAGAGTTCATTGTGTCCTTTACGCCTGTGAACGTAGCAGACACGATTCCCTTGATTCCCCCGCCTTTTTCACTGTATGCAGATTTCATATTATTGAGTTTCGTTGAAACATTGGACTTTGCTGTCTCCATGAGTGAGGTTGCCTTGTCCTTTATGTTCGTGAAATCCGTCGACCATTTCGTTTTTATCTCCGAAACCTTTGAGGAAAATCCGGATTTGATTTCTGTCAATTTATTCGATGTATTATTTTTCCATTCCGTCATTTTTGTGGTGACGGTGGTTTTCATGTTCTCCCAACCTGTTGAAACATTTGACTTGATGTCTGAAACCTTTGTTGAGAAATTCGTCTTTATTTCATTCAGTTTGTTTGATGCGTTGGTTTTCCATTCCGTCATTTTTGTGGTGACAGTGGTTTTCATGTTCTCCCAACCCTCGGAAACCTTTGTTTTGATTTCCGATGTCTTTTCAGAGAATTTTGATTTGATTTCAGAGAGTTTCCCTCCGGATAAATTATCAACGAATGTGAATCCTGCTGAATAATATCCTTTGATTCCCTCCCATCCGGCAGCAACAACGCCCTTGATACCGCCTCCGTTTTCTTCATAGGCGGTTTTCATGTTCCCCAGTTTTTCCTTTGCCGTTTCGGTCGCTGCCGACATGACATTGTGAACCGTGTCCTTTACGCCGTTGAATACTTTCGATGCAGCTTGTCCTATTGTGCTATTTTTTATGTTGTCACCGATTTCCTTGACCTTATTCGTGACCGCCTCTTTCGCTTTCGTGAATGCTCCCGTGATAATCTCTTTGATTGCATTGAATTTTTCTTTGATGTTGCCCCACAATTCGGACAGTTTTTCTTTGACCTTATCCCAATTTTTATATAGTGCGACACCTGCTGCAATCAGTCCGGCAATCAGTGTTACAATTAAAATAATCGGACACAAGTTCATAACTGCATTGAGTGCCGTTTGTGCCACCGTCATTCCTCCGGTTGTTGCCGTGGCTGCTGTTGTAGCTGCCGTATGTGCTGCCGTGGCTGCTGTTCCTGCCGTATCTGCTGCCGTTCCTGCTGCCGTGGCTGCTGTCTTTGCCGTAATCTTTGCAATTATCTTTGCAGCTCCGGACACAAATTTCTGTCCGGTCGTTACCGTGTCAGAGATTCCCTTTGCCACTTTTCCGAATCCGATTGACAACGGACCGATAGCAGCGACCACAAGACCAACTTTGAGAACTGTTTCTTGCTGTGCCGGAGAGAGCGACGTGAACCATTGTGTCAACTCTTGAATCTTTCCGGTCAATTTTTCAATCATAGGTGCTGCGGATGTCTGTGCTGTGGATGCCAATGTCGACAACGCCAGTTTTGCGTTGTTCATTGCAACCTTTGCATTGTCAATCGGGTCGAGTGTTCCGTTGTAGGTGTCCTCGACTGTTGAACCGTATTCCTCCATTGATGACGAAAGACTGGTGAGGTCAATTCTGTTCTCACGAATTGCCTTTGTCATCTCCGCAGCACCTTTTTTCCCGAACAATTCCGTTGCAATCTGCATCGCCTCGGTCTCTGTCTTTGCGTTCTTGATGCTGCCGATAGTATCTGACAACGCCTCGTCCATTGATTTTCCCTCTGATGTGGCGTTCTGTAATGCTTTTTTCAGACCCGCCATTGCTTGAGTTGAATCAACACCGTTTGCGTCGAATTGAGCCATTAAATTGATTGCTTGAGGCAACGACAATCCCATTTCTTTGAATTGTGCGTTATTGTCGAGGACATATCCCTCTAATGTATCAACAGAGATTCCTGTTTCCTGTGCCTTTGCTGTGAGCAATCCTAACAGGTTTCCTGTCTGTGATGCATCGACGTTCCATGCTTTCATGATTTTGTCAACTTGGTCAACTGACTGTGTGACGTTTGTTCCGTTGATTGATGCAAACTGTACGAACTGTTTTGAGGTCTTTTCAAGTTCCGTTCCTGTTGTGTGGAATCTTGTGTTGACTTCTCCGATTGCCTCGCCTACCGTTGACATATCCTCCGGCATTGTTCCGAAAACATTATCCGCAGACTTTGTCAACCCCTCAAGTGCCTTTCCGGTTGCTCCGGTCTTTGTTACTATGGTGTCATAACCCTCGTCGAGTTCCGTGAATGCTTTGATTGATGCTGCACCAATGCCCGCAATTCCGGCAGAGACAACCGTCATTTTCTTTCCGAAACTCTCCATCTTTGTTCCTGCCGTATCGCAAGCAGTCGCAAATTTTTCAAGTTTATTGTCTTTTAATTGCTCATTAACATTTTTCAGTTCTGCCTCCATATTCATGAGGGCAGTCTTTGACTTTTCTGTCTTTACTGTCTGATTTGCAAGAGCCGTCTCTGTTTTCCCGATTGCCGTTTCATTTGCCTTGTACTCCTGTTCGAGTTTGTCTAATTCCTCTTTTAAAGCTTTTGATTGCTCGGAGTTCTTCCCCGTCTCCTCTGTCGACTTTGCATAGGCTTCTTTCGCAGCGTCAATCTTTCCCTTGAGTTCCTCCTGCTTTGTTTTCTGTTCTGACAGTTTCTTTGTCAACTTTTCCTGTTGCTCACTATTTAACTGCACAATGCCTTTCTGCACCGTGATTTTTTGAGTGAGCGATTCGGCTTTTGCCTTGAGGCTGTCTGTTTCCGAACCGAACAACTTTGCTTTCGTTGCTGCCGTCGTATATTCCGCAGACAGGACTTTCATTTGTGCTGCTGCCGATTTCATTTGTGACTGGTAATCACTTGAATTTGCAGAAATTTTGACGCTTGTATAAGCCATTCGGTCGCCTCCTCTCTTACTGATTTTCGTTGATTGTGTCTAATTCAAAACGCAAGTATTCCAACAACGTGACAATGTTTTCTTTCATGCACTGACTGTATGAGTTTTTCAAAAGCCGAATCGCAATTTTTACAACACGGTCGACAATCTCCCCGCAGACTTTCCATTGATTTTCCTCCGGTTCTTCCGGCTCGTCCTCATATCCGTTTTCACGGTCGTATTCGTCAAATGCGGACTTTTCTTTCTCCACCTGTTCAACCTCGACAATGTTCAATAGTTTCTCTGCAATTATGTTCTGCATCACAAAATGAACCGTCTTGATTGCCGTTAGAAAATCAATCGCATCAATCTCCCCGATTTCCGCAAGTGTCAATTCATTCTCGAACAACTCCTGCATTATCTTTGTATTAAAAAACATCACTCCAGAAATCTTTTCCGTGCTGTTTTTCTCCATGAGACTGACATATTTTTTGTACTGCTCCACTGTTATGGAGTTGATAAAATATCTTTTCCCGCTGCAAGTGACCTCTATTTCCGGTATCACTTGCCACTCTGAAAATTTTTCTCTATCTTCTCCATGCGTTTGGTGAGTTCTTCCCCGATTCCTGCGTCAATGAACTGGAACTCAAGAATCAAACCTGCTGCATCTAGTCCGGTCTCCGGATTCTTTAATTCCTCAACGGTGAACTGGTCTCCGTATGCTTTGCAGACAAACATCTCCATTATTTCAATGTCCTGTTTTGTATATCTCGGATGTGTGTCAATCTGCTCCGCAATATCGAGATACTCCGTGTATGTATCAATCGACATTTTCGGCATTGTGAACTCTTTGTTGCTGATGATGATTTTTCTTTTCATGGTTTATCCTCCTGGTATATATCCCTTGTTACGCTGCTGCGTCGTTCTTTTCCTGCACCTTTGAAAACCAACTCTTGATTGCTTCTGCTGCCTTTGTGTTCTCTTTCACAAGATTTGATTCATCGACCGAAATCTCATACGCATTGTCAAGACTTCTCTCGTAGAATGAACCCTTGATGCTCTTTGTTGTCGGAGACAATTTGCCCTCTTTTGTGCTTGCCTCCTCACTGATTCCCTCTGCAAACTTTCCGGCGTATAACCATTTGAAATCATACTTTCCGTTCAGTTTTCTCTCACGCCATCCGACAGCGACCTCCGGTGCTTTGTCGTCGGCTGTCTTAATGAGGAAACCGTTCTCGTATAACTGCCCGAATAAAATCTGTCTGTCCTGTGGTGCAAGTGCATTGACCTCAAGTTCGACCTCTGTTCCCTCGTATGAGTTGATGACCTCCTCCGTTCCGTCATCGGAGTAAATCTTTTCAGAAGTCCATTTTTCATCAACTTTCGCTTTGATTGCTCTTGCCAGTTTCACCGGAGTTCCCGCAACATATCCTGTTGCATCATTCTGTGTGATTTTTGCGATGTAGAAATCCCTACAACCGCATGTTCTACTTCTGACAATCTGTGATACTGTTTCGCTTAATGGTGTTACTGTTTCAGTCATGTCTATTCCTCCATTTCATAAAATTTTGAAAATCTTTGTGCTTTCATATAGATTCCGTCCTCCGGTTTGGAATCGTCTCCGTTCCTGCCCTCAAACGAAAAGTCTTTTTCTTTCATGAGTTTCTTGATTTCCCTCGCAAGTTCAACCTCGTCACTCTCCGAAAAAATAGTGACCTGCAATGACAGCGTCACTCCCTCCGCATCATCATCCGAAAAGTTCTCGTCGACTTCTCCCAAATCCCACAAGGTCACATGTGTTTTATGGATGTTCTTGTCATACCACCCTTGCATGACAGTGATTCCCCTGTCTGAAATCTGCTGCAACGCACCCGATGCGTCTTTTATGATGTCTGGACTGTTCACGCTATCACCTCATTTCATTGTGTTATCTAAATAGGATTGATACTCCTGTTCTGCGATTTTTTGCAGTTCCGCATCTGCCTCACGCCCTGTCGCATAGATAAATTCTTGAGGCGGTCTGTAAATAGTTCCCCAGTTAATGAATTTCACATAAAAGTGTTCACTATTATCCGACTTTTCCCATCCGACATCCGCTGACGCTCCGGTGTCTTTCGCCTTGACCGCCCCCAGTGGAACGCTGTCCGCTGCGTGTGATGTGACCGATGATTTTGAGCCGAATCCTCGACCGCTCAACTTTATATCTGCCGATTTTGGAATCTTCCCCGACATAATGCGTTTCACGACTGGTTCACCCTGCTCAACAATCTTTTTGTTGACTGCTCGGATGTCCTCGTCGCTTGCTGCATCCTCAAATGCTTTCATGAGTTCTTTCAAGCCTTGAAATTCCATTTCAATTTTCATCGCATCCCTCCGGTGTCAGATTATGACACTATGCTCCCGCTCTACATTTCAACTGATATTTCCTGTCGTCCGTGAACATTGGAGACGCATCATATATCTTGAACTCAACGCCTTTGTACACCGCATAGAACTCTTTCAAGTTCAGTCGGATTTCTTCCATCTTGTCGCACGTTCGTGTCTCAAAAACGATTGTGTTTTCAAGTCCGGTCTGCAAGGCTGTGTATTTCTCATTTGTTCCCAAACTCTTGACCTCGCACCAACAGGAATAAAACTCCGTTTCCTCCTGCTGCCGTCTGCCATCAACAACGCTCGACACCTTGCGAATTATCTTGATTCTGCCTGTCATTGTGCTGCACCTCCGTATATTTCTTTCAAAAGCATTGAGGAGGCAGCAGAGGCAAGCAGTTTCGTGTCGCTCCGGTATTTGTCACGGTTGTCGTAGAGTTCTTTCACGGATATAAATGCAAGCAGCTTTTGACGGCTTGTGAGGCTGTACTGGTCGAAATTCGGAATCAGTTCCGTCATTTCCTGCATGGTCACATCAAACATCAATTCAAGGATTTCCATGTCGTCATCATAGTCGATGCGACAATATACCTTGCATGTGGCAATCAGACCGTCTCTGTATTTCTCTTTTTCTTCATCCGTCATGTTTTTCACCTGCTTTCAATAGCAGGACGGATTCACCGCCCTGCTGCCTTGTTACCCGTTGACAATCTCTGTGATTTCACCCTTGATGACTGCATCCTTGTCAACTGCCTGCACATCGAAACGGTCACGAACCTTGAGACCTGTCATGTCCTTATCCCATAACCCCGCACCTTTGTCATTGAGGTCGATTGTCAGAACATTTCTGTCAAAAAGTGTGATAGCCTCTTTCAAGTCACCGCAGAAAACAGGGTGCTTGTACCCGTCGATTGTACGACCATCGCTGTTCATAATCGGTGTAGACTTGAGCGTTTTCTTTGACAGTTTCACGATTCTGTATTCCCCGAAAAGCATTTTTCCCTTTGTCTGCTGTGTCGGGTCTTTCTGCAAAATATAGTTTCCATCCTTGTCCTTTAACTTGTCGAGGTAGTTGAAACCGCTCTGATTTGTGATGACGATTGAGGATTCTGCAATCGCAGGGTCTAACTGCTCATTGAAAATATCCTTGAGGCTGTCGAGATTCTCCACTGTGACCTCTTTTCCCTTTGTCATTTCGTTGAGTACCTTGAGAATCATTGCGTTACGGGTTGCCTTTGTCTTTTTCGCAATCCATTTGTTGATGTACGCCATGATGTTGGCTGCTGTGTCCTCAAGCAGTTCGGCGGTCATCTTGAGGATTCCACCTTTTTTCTTGACCTTGTACTCAATCGGTAAAAATTCCGGCTCGTCCATCTCCGGAAAATCCGCAGCCTCATCCACGTTGTCGAACGGTGTTGATTCTGCATCAACCTCAATGTTTCGTGTTCCTGTCTTTGTCACAACTCCCTCAACATTGACATACTGCTCAAGGTTGTCGGATGAACGACGCAGTTCGATGATGTCTGTTCGGATGTCCTCCGGAATAGTCACGCCGATTCCGACCTCTCCCTCACTTCCTGCGGTTGTGCCGGATGTGAGTGCGTTCTTGTACACCTCAACATCTGCCTCGTCTGCCTCTCTGTGCAGGAATCCCGCTTTTACGATGTTGACGAACGCTTTCACAAGGTTCTTTTTGTCAACCTTTTTCTCACCGCCGACCTGCTTTGCAGTGCCTTTGTTGACCTTGTCCTCAATACCGCCCTGCTCGTCCTCGTCCAAATCATAGAGGAGGTCGAATCTGTTCTGTAACTCCTTGAGTTCTTCCTTTGCTGTCTTTGCCTTGTCGAGTTTTCCGTCGTTCACAAGGCTCTTGACTTCATTTTTCTTGTCGTTAATCTGTTTCAATAACTTCTGTAATTCCTTATTCATGACTTTCTGTCCTCCATTTCTTACATACCGTAAAGGTATAAATCATCGAGAATCTCCCGTTTTTCTGCCTCGATTCTCTGTTCCTCTGCCTGTGTTGCTGCACTGTTTCTCTTTTCCAGTTCTGCAAGCACCGCATCGACAATGTTTTCTTTTTCAGTTCTCTTGAGTGCCTCCGGAATATTGTTGTATTTCTCAAAATAGTCGGATGCACACGCTGCGACTGCTGCCTTTTCTTCGATTTCGACATCGAAATACTGCTGCATCTTCTTACTGTCGAACCACGTCTCATTGCTCATGAGGCTCTGAATCTTGTCTCTTGTGACACCCTCCTGCACATGTTCCATGTAAACGTCAAGGATTGAATCCTCGCAGAGATTCAACTGTTTTATTACTGCCTTGAAATCGTCTGCGTTGCCGTATGCCATGCACAACGGTTTGTGGATCATTGCTTGTGCCCCTGTTGCAAAATGCAGTTCGTCGCAAGCGAACATGATGACCGATGCGATAGATGCAGCCATTCCGTCGACATAGCCGACTTTGTGTCCGTCGTATCGTTTTAACTGGTTATAGATTGCCAGTCCTGCAAATACGTCTCCACCTCCGGAATTGAAATAAATATCAATGTCCTCATAGCCATCTAACTGGTTGAGAAAATCTGCGATGTCCTGCGGGCATCTGTCCTCCTCGTACCACATGGATTCCCATGTTGCCGATACAATGTCACCGTAGAAATACAAGGAACATCTGCTCTGTTCCTCGTCCTGCTCTAAATCCAAATAGCCGACATTTTCGACCTTTCCGCTGTGTTTATTCTTCTTTGTGAAATCAAAACGTCTCTTTGGCATGATTATTCACCTCCCTCCTGTTCATCCTCGTCCTCTGCCTCGTCGGTTTCGTCCGGTTCTGTTGCTGTGTCCGGCTGCTCTGTGTCCGGCTCTGTCTTTTCTTCCGGCTGCTCCGGTTCCTCGGTTTCATCCGGTTCGGATGCACCTTTCAAATATGCTGCTCCCGCCATAGTCAACGGAACGATGCTGCCATTTGCAAGCAGAACATCGCCTCCCTCCGCATCTTCCATGTCGAGTTTACGTCTTGCCTCATTCGGTTTGATAATCATTCCCCCGACACCGTTTCTCAAATATTCCATCTGCGTTTTTGAATCAGTGCGGAACAATACCTTTTCGTTGAATTTGTAATAATATCCGTCGTCCGCATCTTCATCCGGCAGTATTTTGAAATTGATTTCCTCCTCATACTGCTTGATTATGAACAGTTCTGTGTCGACGTAGAATGATAACTGCTGCATTTCGCTGTTACTGTATGACGACTTTGAATAGTCGTTGATTTGATTCGGTTTCACCCCGAACGCTCCGGCGATTTGCAGTGCATTGTATTTTTTCAGTTCAAAGAACTGCGAATCTGTCAGTTTGATGTCGAGAGGTGTGAGTTTCATCCCCAACGGAACAGGCAGGATTTTTCCTGTATTCTTCGCCCCGCTGCCGAACTCCTCAAACGACTTAACAAGTGCTGTTTTCGCTTTTTCGTTCAGTTCTCCGGTATATTCAAGAGTTGCCTTTGCTGTCAGACCACTCTCATACAAGTTATTCATGAACGCCTGTGATTCGGATGCACCCGCAACCGTGTCTCTCAATATCTGCTGCACTGGTAGTCCTGTGATTCCGTCAAAACTGAATGATGTTTTGAAGTGCATGACCTCGTCTGTACTGAACACATATTGACGACCGGATGTCGGGTCTGTGTAGACATACCACAAACGCCCAACTCCTGCGAATATTCCCGCATCGTCAACGACTATCTGCACACAATTTGACTGCATAACCCACAAATCAACGATTTTGATTTCACCGCCGTATTTCTTGCGGTCAAACTTCTTTCTCATGTACACATAGGCGTTTCCGTAATGGTTGCGGTTGATTTCAACCGTGTTCCAAAATGTCGTTGGTGTCATAAACGGATTCGGTCTTTTTGAGAGCAGCTTCGATGTGTCCGTCGCCTCTGCCTCAATGATTCCCTTGTCCGTTTTCTGATAATATTTGATAGGCATTTTCGCAAGGGTCTCCGACAGCATCTTGAGACATGTGAAATATGTGACCTCTGATGTCGGTTTCCCTTTTCTTTTCAGTCCTATCCGCTCAAGGAACGACGGTGAGTTCAGTGTCACAACGCCTCCGCTGTCCTGTGGTTCACCTCTCCACCAATTTGAAATTTTCACTCCTAATCTCTGAAACGGATTCATTTATTTCTCACCGCCTTTCTTCATGTATTTTTCAAATTGCTCAAGCCATTCATTGACAGTCTCATTCACATCCGGACGGTACTCCTCTTTCATTGCGTGTTTCCATGCGTCGATGATAGCGTCAATCGGGTCGATTCTCTCTGTCGTGATGTCTTTGTCAATTTTTATTTCGCCGTAGTTGTTTGAGATGGTCTTTGCATTTGCAATAGACCACACAAGCAAACTGTCGACAGGAACAACAATCTTGTTTCCCTCTTTTCCGACCTCCATTCCCTCGATTTCCACATTGCCCGCCAAAATCTCAAGTCTGAAATCAACCGTCGCATCGTTCAACTCTTTCGCTGTCTGTGTGACAGAGATTGAATCGAATCCCAATGCCTCAAGGTCTGACAGGAACGCCGATGCGTTGTGCGGGTCATAACAAATCAACTGCGGTTTGAGGTCGTATTCTTTCACCAAATCCTCAAGATATTTGATGATGTATTTGTAATCTGTCTTTATTCCTCCCAGTGTCTCGGTCACTGTCACAAGACCCTTTTCAATCCATACGTCATAGGGTACTTTGTCGGTCTTGATGTGTTCGTCCACCCTTGAGGACGGAATGAACGAATGTGTGTGTACAAAATATTTCTTTATTCCGTCAATCATGAACGGAATCACGATTGCGATTGATGTCAAGTCGCCTCCGGATGACAGGTCGACCCCGACATAACATTTTGACCCTCTGAAATTCTTGAGCGATTTCAGAACGGCACATGCTTTCCATTTTGCGATGTCCTTGATATACAGTGAATTTGACCACTGCATCCACATGTTTAACTGCTTTACGAGGAAATCTCTCAAGTCCTCCCCGCCCATATCACGGGCGGTATGTGCAATCGGTATGAGGTTTTCAAGAGCATCCCTGTCAAATTCAAGAATCGGGTTCGCTTTTATCCAGTTCTCCGGAACATATCTGTCGTCATGCTCATCCATCTGTGCGATATATACGAACTGACTGTCGTTTTCAAAAACACCCTTTAACAGATTGCAGCAATATTCATACAATTTATAACAGGGTGATTTGAGGTCGAACCCTGCTGTCGTGATGACCGAAATCAACGCCGACTTGAGTTTCTTGATACCTCCCTCAAGCAGCTTGTACATCTGATTCGTCTTGTGTGCGTGATACTCGTCAACAATTCCCAAATACGCACGGTGTCCGTCAAGTGACTTTGTATCACCGGACAACGCTTTGATTTCTGAATGTGTCAACAGACAGTCAATCGTGTGGTTGTGGTCATGCACTTTGAACCATTCCGACAAATCCTCGTCCGAATTGATGAATTTTGCGACCTCGTCAAAAACAATGTTCGCTTGGTCTTGCTTGGTAGCCGTACAAAAGATTTTTCCGTACTTGTACCCGTCAAAATTCCCGTAATAACATGCCAAAATACCGTTGATGAACGATTTTCCGTTCTGTCTGCCTAATTGCACATAAGACGTTCTGAACCGTCTGTATGATTTTTCCTTTGTTCTCCACCCGTTGAGTGACCCTAAAATAAAGCACTGGAACGGATATGCGGTCACATGCTCGTTTTCTTCGCCCTCTGCAATGGTCAATTCCTCTGCGAAATTGATGATTTCCTCTGACTTTTCAACGTCGAAATAGTATTTGTACGGTGCTGCTTTCGATTTCTCAATGTCGTCGAGGTGTCTTTGACATGCAAGTCGGACATATTCTCCGGCTGTTATCTTGCCCGAAACAACATCAAGGGCGTATTGTGTGCAGCGGTCTTGTGTTTCTCCTGCTTTCGCCATACCTTAATTTGCATATTTCGCAAATTTATTCTCCGGCTTTTGCTGCTGTGGTTTCGGTACGACCAAACGGCAGCGTGAGGAGACTGTCAATCCGAAATCCGATGCTCCCTGTCTGCACTGTTTCATGCAACGGTCTTGAATAATCATGAGACGCTCACGTTCACCGTTCACGACCTGCCTTGTACCGACCTGCACACGTTCTTTTTCTCCCGTGTCCGGATTCGTCTTTGTCTCATATACCGGAACATCCTCCATCAATGGAGTTGCTCTGATTTGCTGCGTGATTTCGATGTACTGGTCTTGTGCAATGAGCAATCTCGCCAGTGCATCGCAGTCAACATTCGCAATCAGTTTGATTTCAAGTAATTCTTTCGCAATCTTCCGGAACTTTTTCTTTTGCTCCGGTGTCAAATATGACGGAGGTTTCACTTTGTCGTTCGGTGCTACAACCTCGGCGTTTTTTCGTGCCTCAATTTCTGCTTTTGTGAGGTGTTTTCGCCCGTTCATAACAACCAAATCCATGGGTTGTCTCTGTCCTGCCATGTAGCAACAAACCCCCTTTCCGTCAACATTTCAGTGATTTTGTGTCACATTCTGACACCCCTTTCGGATGTACCTTTCTACTGAAATTCCCGTGGGGAGTTTTCTCCAAACAAAAGAGGGGGTGCGACTAAAAACGAATCGCACAAAACTTTTTTATATCCCCCTGCCTCTCGAAAGTGGTACTCAATCAGTGACCTCAACTGTTTTTGTGTTGCTCTCATACTTGCTTTGCTCTGCTTGTATAAAGCAGTGATTGTGTTGTGTGTCTTATGGTTGAGAGGTATGAGGTTGAACGGATTCAAACGCTGTTCCCAGTCGTCCTCAAGTTCAATGATATGGTGAACCGGATTGCATGTGAGCAACTCATGCTCGACATATAATGCGTATATATCTACGTTGTCATAGACCTCAATGATACGCTCTCGCATTGCCCGCCATTCCTTTGATACATAGAACTCTGCTGCTCTCTCGTCTCGCCGTGTGTTGTTATATATCATGTGTCTCGACTGCTGCCGTTGCTCACATTCCTCGCACATCTTCATTGACTGCGGAATCAACTTCCCACACCTGCATGATTTCAATAGCATCTGTGTTCTCCTCTCTTGCTGTGTTCTCCTGCTGTGTTATCCACAAGAGGCGGGCAGTTATGCACATGACTGTGTATATCCCACCCGCATATAACAGGAGGGCAAACAGGCAAGAAAAAAGCGACTGCATATCTGCAATCGCTCGTCTCAACTGTTCACGCTAACATATTATCACGTTTATTTTATCTTTTGTTCACCCACTTTTTACCCCTGTTTTTACCCTCATTTCACCCTGTTTTCACTCCGTTTTTATCATTTTCAATCGCTTTTGCACCGAATAACTTGATTGACAACCGCTGAATCATCACCCTGCACCACTTTTTCGGTGAGTTGCGTCCGCATCCTGTCTCCCTCACTATATCCTCGTATGACATGCCCTTTATATAGACCGCCTCAAGTGCATCGTATTTGTACCCCTCACCTGCTGCCTCTGCATCCTCTTTCAATGATGCAAGAGCCTTTTTCAGATGCTCGAATAGAATGATTGTCTCTGCCTTGCACTCTCTGATTGATTTGAGGAATGCTTTCTCTGCTGAAATGTTGTATTTGCCTATATCCGGCACTTGTGAGGTCTCCGACACCGCATCTTTGATATATCGTTCCATTTCACGATAATTCTCAAGATATAGCAAGGTTTTGTCAATGACAGTCTGCTCCTTTTCCTCTTTCATGCTTTTTCCTCGCTTTCTGCTTTCTTCTCATAGGCAGACCGTGCATTTTACGCCAGTTATTCGTGTTTTTGCGATTTTCCGCATCTCTCAAACTGCTCATTTTCAAAATTGCCGTTTTTGCCTGTTGCAAAGTCGTTCCTGTTCGCAATACTGCCTCAACGAACGCCTCTGCTGTTGTTTCAATCTTGATTTCCGGTTCTCTCGGTTTTTCCGGTTTCGTGACATCCGGATTTACGGTTGCTTTGTCTGCTGCCGTCTCAATAATGCCCGAAATCTCTTTTTCCGATTTTCCCATCGCCCGAAATCGGTCAATTATGCCTTTTAAGATTCCCATATTATCACAACCCTCCTTTTCGCTTACATAAAAGGCAATTCGCCGTCGACACCGTCCGGAATGTTCATGAATCCGTCTCCTGCGTCTGAATATCCGGCGTTTTCTGCCTGTTCTCCTGCTGCTTTCTTACTTTCCGCAAATTCCTGTTCCTCAATCACAACATCGGTCGTATATACCTTTTGACCGTCTCTGTTGGTGTATGAGCCTGTCTGAATCCTGCCTGTTGCAACAATTTTCGTTCCCTGTTTCAAATACTTCTCTGCAAATTCGCCATTTTTACCGAATGCGACGCATGATATGAAATCCGCTGACTGCTGCCCGTCTCTTGCACCTCTGCGGTCAACTGCCAGTGTATAACGTGCCACGCACATGGATTCCTGTGAACTGTTCTGCTGTGTATATCTGACATTCGGGTCTCTTGTGAGCCTACCCATCAATATGACTTTGTTCATTCTCTTTTTCCGTCCTTTCTTGAATCAATCTCTCGTATAAACGCAAATCATCCGGCGGAATGTCGAGATTCCAGTCTCTCGCAAATTCTATCCCGCCGATGAACGCCTCTTTTTCTCTATCAGTCATTTTCCCGCTGCATGACATATTCATTTTGCATTTTCTGCAATCTGACAAGTCCTTTTTTGAACTCAAGGTCATCACCATTCATGCACACATCGAATATTTTCTCATAGTCGACAATGTGTGTCTTGATGAACTCTGCCTCTGCTGCCGTCCTGCTCTCATTGATGAACATTCCCTTGACTGCCTCTTTTATCATTTCACAATGGGTCTGTTCCTCCTCTGTCGTTGGAGGTGTGGTTGCAATCATTTTCTCATACGCATTGTCAATCGCTCCTGCAATGAGTTCTTTCCAACCCTTGCCCCGCTCTCCAATCAACTGGCACTCGATGTCCTCGAAACTGTTTCCTTGCCCTGCTGCCGTGATTCTGATGTCCTTTTTCCCCTTTGCTGCAATCAGAATCAAATCGTCATCGTATGCCTCCATGTAATAATCAAATTTTGCATCAAAATTCGCATTCGGATTGATGATGATTTCCGGTTGACTGCTGCCCTCTGTCTGAATGCTCACGCCGATGTATTTTGCACCTGTCGCCTTTGCATTGATAAATATTGCTTTTAATTCGCTTTTGTTCATGCTGCTCCTCCATTCACTAATCTATTGAGTAACTGTTCATACATGGTTTTGTATGTATCTCTTTCGGTCTGCAATCTGATTGTGTCCTCTGTCTGTGTCATGTTTGCAATCTTCTTGTTTTCCTCAACATAGACTGCTGCATCCTGTTCAATCTCTGCGATTGTGTCCTCATGCTCCTGCTGCAACATCTCAATTTCTTTCTTGAGACTGTCGATTTCCTCCTGCTGCTCTTTGATTGTCTCATTGTATTTCTTTGAGGTTTTCATGTTGCCGTCAAGCTGCAAGGAAATCATGAGAGCAATGTCGATGTTCTCCATTTCCTTGTCTGTACACTCTCCGATGTATGTTCCTACACGCTCCGTTGATACCGAATAGACCTGCTCACACAATACCGTGCTGATTCTCCCTGTTGACCTCACTGTCACATGTGTCGGGAGGTCTGTTTTTGGTTGTGTCGTCATATATACGATTTCAATAACATTGCTGTTCTCATTGTTCTTGTTATTGCTCACAACTACCGCCGGACGGTCGGAGTGCTGTTCGCTCCCGTTGTAGGATGCCCCCCCCTCTGCTGATATAGAACATTTCGCCTCTTTTGATGTCATTCATTGATTTTTACCTCCAATTCTTTAATCTGTATTTGATGATATATACAATCTGCATCAAATACGGGTGTCTCTGTTTATAACTCATGTTCCTCACCGTCTTTCATGAGTTTGGTTGCCATGATGCAATATCCGTCCTCAATTCCTGTGTAGTCCTCAAGGATATATGTCACAAGCACTCTGACCGTGCGTCCGGTGTTCTTTCCGTCTGCAAACTCCATCATTTCGAGAATGTCGCCTTTTTTATATCCTCTATCATTCTTTCGGAGTTCAAATGTCTTGATTCCGTTTGCCACATCATCGAAATAAGACTTTGCAAGGCGTATCTGATGCACTTTCTGTCCGGTCTCCTGTGTGTCTGATGGGAGGTTCTGCATCTTCTCCTCCTGCTCCATCTCACGGAGTTTTTTCTTTGTCTCACGGTCGATTGCATCCTGTTCCTCTGAATATCTCTGCTCGTCGGTCTTGTATGCCTCTGTACGGTTCTTGTACTGGTCGCATGAGGTGCATGTTCCGGTTTTGACGTTGCATGTCTCATATTCGGTGCAGGAATAACAGATTGATGTGATTCCCTCCGGATGCGGTGTCTCATAATCGTCGCCCGCTCTCACTTCCGGCGGGTTCATGCCGATTTCTGTCTCTGTGTCGGATTCTGACACCTGCTGCCCTGCTGCCTTTTCTGCTTTCATGTCTTTCACATCTTTGTGTGTGAGTTCTCCGGTCTCCGTGAATTTCCCCAGTGCCTCCCGCTGCTCGTCTGCTGTCATTCCGCTCAATTCATAAGCTGCGGAAAATGTGAGGCGTTCTCCCTTGAGTTCCTCTTTCCATTCCGGAATCAGATTGTTGTTGACTGCCTCAATCTGTGCAATCTTTGTTTTGCTCACATGCAGCATTGAGGAAATCACATCCCTCAATCGTCCGGATTGCAGGTCATATCCCTTGATTTTCTTTCCCGCTGCTTTCATGCGTTCAAGAGATGCCTTGAGGCGTGTTTCCTCCTCAATCATGTCGGAGGTTGTCTTTGTACGGTATGCGTTCGCAATAATGATTTCAACCTGCTCCTCGTCGTTATCCTGTGGCGTTGTCAATTTACTGGTTGCAAGTTCAAATTCTTTATATCCCTTTGACACAAGGTACTTGAGAGCCTCCCACCGTCTTTCACCTGCTACGATTCTATATTCGCCCTTGTCGCATGGTGCATATACAAGTTCAAGGTTCTGTTTCAATCCGCACATGAGGATGTCTCCTGCCAGTTCCTCAATCTGCTCTACACTGTAAAAATTCATATCGTTCCGGTACATCTTGAAAATCGAAATGTCCTTTGTCCGGAATCTCGCTCTCGGAGATTCATCAATCCCCGCTTTGCTGTTCTTGTTGAGTGCGTCTTTCACGCTGAATCCTGCTGCCATCTGTTCAACCTCCTGTTATTACTCTGTGAGTTTCTGTTTCTTTGTCTCTGTACGTTCGACGTTGATTTCACCCTTTGCATTCTGTGAAATTGATGCTTTGACCCCCCCTCGGAGGTTCAATGTGACTTTCGCAAGTCCTCCGGTGTAAATCTCCTCGACTGCTGCCTTTAAGATGTTCACGATGCCCTCACCGCATCTCTTGTCCGGTGTTGCGTTCTCTCCAAACAAGGCAGACACATTCATCATTGCCTTTTCTTTCCTCTGTTTCTCTTTCTGATACTCGACCGCCTCGGTGCAGTTACATGTCATTGTTGCCTGTTCCTCTGCTTGTGGCTGTGTCAGTTCCTTGTCGGTCTCAATCTGTACCATCTGACCGCAAAACCTGCACTGTGCTGTTTTCACGATGTTTCCCATGTGCTTAATCCTCCGCATTTATTTTCTCTATCCTCAACATGTATGTGAGATATAGTTTTCCATCTCGTCTGAACCCTTTGTATCTGCTGCAATATTCATTTGCGTCCATCCTCATTATTGCAATAGGATTGTTTCTTTTGGGGATGTCTACCGTCACAAGTGCCTCTCCCCATCTTTCGGTTTTTATGTTTGTTTTGATGTTGAAATCAGTGCCTCCGACTTTTTTCATGAATTTCTCTGCATTCGCATATAATTTCATCCAATCGTGTTCTTTCATGCCTACCCCTCCATTTCCTTGAGTAACTCATGCACAACGCATCTGTAATCTTGAGACACAATCCCACGCTTTGAAAATTTCGGGAGTGGTATCATTGCCGTTGTAGATTTCTCTGCGATGATAGAACGACGAATCGGTGTGACAAACATGTCAAATCCGGATTCTGCTTTCAACCACTCCTCAACCTCAAGAGAGGTCTTGTTTTTCTGTCGCATTGTCATGAGTGCCTTGATTCTCAAGTCCGGATTGATGTCTCTCAAGTCCTCAATCTGCTCCTCAAGGTTCTGCAATGCCTCGATTTCATATCCCCCGACCTTTACTGGAGCAATAATGAGTTCTGCTGCAATCAGAATGTTAATGACTACCATGTCAAGCAGTCGACCACAATCACAAACACAATAATCATATGCACCGGAGACCTCCTCCAACGCCTCACGCAATCGTGTGACTTGATTGTCCTCTGACTTGAGCAGCAAATTCATGTCCGTTTTCATGAGATAGCCATTCGCCGGAATGATGTCAACGTGTGAATACTCTGTCGGGCGAATCAAGTCGCCTGTTTTATATGTACCTCCGACGCACTCATGTTTCTCAAGTAGTTCACTCATGCCGATTCCGTCCGGTTCATATACTCCGAACGTCTTTGATGTATCTCCCTGCGGGTCTCCATCTAACACAAGCACTCTTTTTCCCTGTTCCTCGCCTAACATATAGGCGATTGAATCGGATGTTGTTGTTTTTCCGATTCCTCCTTTTGGTGACATTACTGCAATAATTTTCATGTCTTTTCCTCCTGTTATTGTCCTGTTATAGATAAATTGTGTAATACAGTTTCATTTGCAATTCTTGAAATCTAAAATCCGGCGTTTCGTCCGGTTTTAACGGTGACATGAGATTCAATTCTTTCCATTTGCGATGTGTAATCTCCGGAACTGCTCTGAATCTTATGACCTTGTCATTTTTGTATTGCTCATATAGTTTGCAATTTGTATGACCGACCTCCGGTGCAAATAATGCAAGATACCCGACAAATATTTCCTCGTCGCCTTTGAATATCCGGAGCATGTTTGCACTCTCCAATGTGTCAATCAATTCCTCAAGCGTCATGACCTGCCTCCTTTGACTTTTCCATCCTTGAGGATGCTGTTGTTCGGGATGCTCATTTTGTTGTTGAAATCCTCCTCCGGGCAATAACACAACGCAAGATTCAAATATTCCTCAATGACTTTGATTGCCTCCTCTGCTGAATAGCAGGTTGCGACAAAGTGTCCTGCTGCTGCCATGTCTGCAAGGAACTCTTTTTGTGTGTCCTGCTGCCTGTTGTTGCCGTATTTCATTTCGATAAACAATCCGCAGTAAATCCCTTTTGGATATGGGAGGCACAAATCAGACACGCCCGCCTTGACACCCATCTGTTTGAATTTGACTGCCTCCTGCTTGTTTCTGCTGCCTCCGTTCGGTACATGGAACAACCACCTCAATTCCGGATAGCGGTTCGCATTCCAATTCGCCCACGACACGACATTGATTTGCTCTGTGTCCTCACTTCTCATTGCGTATTTCATATTCATCTGCATTCACCTCTCTTTTGCATATTTCGTAATATTCACATGTCAGACATAAATGTCTGCAATTCTTAACTTTGAGCATATGTCTGAATCTCTCTGCGACTTCTCTCATTTTCATCTGTCCTGCTCCTCCATTTCTAAAATCATGTAGGCGTGAATGAAAATGCTCTTGTGTTTCCTGCCGAACTGGTCTTTTGCCGGAGGTACTTCATGCATATTCTCAATCGTTCTCTTTGCCTCCCACCATCGGCGTGTTTTTCCATCTCTTGAAATCGGCTTGAAATGTACCTTGACCGTTCCTTTGATGACGGAAAACTGGTCTCTGTCTACCCGCAGGATGTCATCGAATCCCGCTGCCTTGACCGCTGCCTCGGCTTTTCTGAAATATCTGTCTTTTGATTCCGGTCGCCAGTCAAAACTCATTTCCCGACCACCTCCTCAATCTCTTTCATTCTCTGCATGATTGCCGTGTTGTATGAATAGACATACACGCCATTGCTCCACAAATGTTCCCTCGCACCTTTTTCACCGTAGTTGTACGCTGCAAGTGCATCTTGAATCGTGCCGTATTTCTTGAGTAGGTATGAGAGGAAATCAATCCCGACCCTCACGTTTTGATATGGATTCATGAGGTCGGTGCATCCTAGATTCTGCATCCGGTCGGTGTGCCATTTCTCATATATCTGCATATATCCCTTTGACTGCCCGCCGTCTCCGGTTTTGTCGAACTCATATCCGGATTCTTGCTCTATGATTGCCAATACAAGGGCATATGGAACGTCATATTGCTTGCATAGACATCTTGTGTATATCTGCATTTTCTCCGGAAAATAGCCTTTGTCTGCATACTGCTCCGGCAAGTCATAGAACACGAATCCCTCAAGGTCATCACTCCCCCAGTCCTCGGACATGGTGTCAAATACCTTGTATTTGTCCTCGATGTTCTCTGCTGTCTGTGTCATCGTCTCCGGATTCTGCATCACTTCCGCTTGTATCTCCTCCGGCTCTTTCTCCTGCTGCTCCGGTTCTTTGACATTGAACAATATCACGCAAAATCCCGTCAGTAATACCGCAATCAATGTGATGTGAAACGCATTATACAAACCTGCTCTTTTCAATGCCCGTCTTATCCGTCTTATCCGTCTTTTCACCTGTCGACCTCCTTTTCCGCATTCGTGCATGTATGTAAAACATGCAATTAAAATCGTTGTAGTACACTTTTGCATTCGTGAAATCCATGTCCGGATACCACTTTTTCAGTATCTCCGGAATGGAATCCCTGTCCTTGACCATCTTGTCAACGAATGAGCCTATTTTTTTATAACTGCCTCCTGCTGCCGGACGTTTGGAATGAACGACCTTGATTTGTGGGTCTCTCAATCCCTGCGAACTGTTCCATCTCTTTTCTGACGGAACACGGTTCTTTTCCTCGACGATGTAATTTGCCATACCGGACAAACCGTTTTCGTCTGTCTGTAATCGACGAACCTCATTCCTGCTTGACTGTTTCCAACAGGATTCAACCGTCTCCATGTCTAACGCACCATCCATGACAATGTGATGATGCCATCTGATTTCCGCGTCCGGATTGTATGCGGTCACATAGACATATTTTGCATTCGGGAGACCTCTCTTTTTCCTCTGATAGTTGATGCGTCGGATGTACTTTTGCACATTCTTGATTGCTGCATCCACATCCCCGTCCGGTGGGAGATGCTCGTCATCATAGGTCAATGTCATCCAAATATCACGGTCGCTGAAATTCTCATTGATTAGCCTCTCAACATATTTCCGTGCATTCTTATCATTCAGATTCTTTTGAGCCTTGTTGTTGTCTTTCTTGATTGTCCTCCCCTCCGGAGGTACTTCATCCATGCTCCGGAACTGCGGATATATCTCAATTTCAAACTGGTCTCCTGCTGTTATCTCTTTGAGTGCATATATCACTTTCTTTCGATGTTGGAACAGGTTCTCAATGAACCATTCATGCATGTCCTCCATCGCCTTGTTATATGCTGCCTCATAATCATACGGGATAAACTGCATCCCTCTTTTTCTTGCCATCTGACACAATCCTCCTGTTATGTTTTCGTAGACTTGTTAGTATCTATTACAAGGACGACAAAACCTCCGAAAACCCTTGATTTTATAGACCTTTTCGGTCTCTTTTCAAGTTGCTTTTTTGTGTCAGATTTGCTATAATATTTCTATCAGTTAGCGACTGACACAATCAGTCGATACAAGGACGACCACTGCAATGGTTGTCCTTTTTCTTTTATTCCCAGTCAATTCCCACGTTTTTGAAATAGTCCTCTAATGTCATTTGATTCGGGTCGTCTCCTACCCACCATCTCATAACACTCTCGCCATCTCTCCACGAACCGTTATTTGTCAACCCTGCCTGTTCCCTTGCAATCACCATTTTGTCAAATGCTCTGACATACGCTGCTCGGTATTTTGGATATAAAAGAAAATCGTCTTTCATTCCTTTGAACCCTTGCAACGGGCATCCGATGCAGCCGATTCTCTTTTGTCCGCACTGGTACAGTGGATTTGATTCACACCCGTAATAATGCAAAAATTCCCATACCTCGTCATCTTCCCAGTCTATAATTGGATTTACCATCGTCGAGGTTGTTCTGTAACACATTTCCACAAAACGCCTTGTTTCTGAATTGTCATTATTCATCACAATTCCACCTTTTCCCGTCTTTATGAAATCAAGTTCGTTCTCTGTTGCTAATTTTTCCATTGTTTTTTCTTTTCCCAGTATTTTGACAACGCCTCCGTTGTCTCTGCGGTTTTTACTTTCTGCCCATCTAACGCCAGTTATTTTCACCCTGCCTTTACCGCCTTTTTCTTTTAGTTCCGCACAACAATATCTCGCAAGTCTTGTCGGTGGTATCTTTTTCTTGACTATCAACTGCCACATTGTCAGTTCCGGATGTTCAATGTTTTCTCTGCCTATCGTTTTTTGCACATAATGCACTGTTTCCGGTGCGTCAACCGTTGTCAAATTATGTTTTATATCAGTCTTTACCCCCGCAAGTTCTGCCAGTATGCGAATACAGTCGCTATCCTTTCCACCGCTGTAACACAGATAATACGGTTCGTCCTTTGGTTCAAACGCTTTCAAATATTCGATTGCACGTTTTTCCTTTTTTGCAATACTCATGTTTCCTCCTGTTCCGTTCCGACCGCTGCAACAGTCATCGTCTTTGCTTTCATGCTCCTGCTATGTACTGCCCCGCCATTATGACGGGGCGTTTTCATTAAACGGCTGCAACCGCCTCTTTCTGTTCCCATCTGCGACGCTCCTCTGCTTTTCCCGCTGCCTTACCCTCGGCATACGCAGACATCACCATAATGGTCATTGACTTCCCCTCAAGGTCGTCGATATTCATGAATTTTTCTGCCATGCTCTCAATTACTGCCTTTTTCTCGTTTCTCGTCATTTTTCAACACCTCCTCGGATTCGCTCAATCTCTTTCTCTATGTTCTTTCCGGAATAATCTGCAAGCAGTTTTTCCGAAATGTGATACGTCCAAATTGAGGACATCTGCACCGCCGTTCCAATCGGGAGTTTTCCCTGTTGCATTGCTACCCTCACGAATTGCGGTGACACATTGAGGATTGCTGCTGCCTCTGTCGGCAATATTCGTCCTATATTCATCTTGTTTCCTCCTGTTGGTGGTTCTCTCGGTCTTTTCATCCCGTCCACCTCTTTTCCGGCAATGTACACCGTGTTGATGCTTTTCACATTAAAAATCATCGAAAACCTGTTGACCATCCACGCACTTTGTAGCAGGTGCGACCGCTGCCATGTTTCCCACGGTATCGCTGCACGATGTCTTTCGGCTTGCCATCGTCAGAGTGTCGGTTGCCATCCGGACACTGACGGGGCGACTGCTGCCCCGTTTCGGCTTTGAGTTGTCTGCTTTTCGTCCTCGCAGTATAATGAATGTGCTACCATTTCAAAATGACAGGAGGTGAAAACC